ATATCTCAAAAAAAACAATTACATAATCATAAGTTTGTTGTTCCAAAAAGTTTTGTAAATCCTTTAATACATCCCAAAGGTAGGGCGTACTTAAACACTTATGATATCACAAACACAAGTGCTAGAATAATGTATGATGTAAAACAAGATAGAGTTGTATTTCTAGTAGAACATGAAGGACAAGTTGTTGACGCTACCGGTAGGGCCCAAGGACATTCTGATAAAAAATGGTTTAGGTATGGTAAGTCTAATGTTCCTTTTATAACAGGAAGTAATAGACAAGTGGGAATCATAGTAGAAGATTGTGTAAGTGCTTGTGCAGTAGAAATGAAAAGTGGGTTTACAGGGATATCCTTAATGGGAACTAATCTAAAAGATGAATCTATCCAACACATAGTCAATGCAGTAGATTCAGTTGTTGTTTGTTTAGACTTTGACGCAACAAAAAAATCTATGGATTTAAAAGATAAATTAGATGATAAGATTAAAACTTATATATGGATGATAGAGAAAGATTTAAAAAATTTTACTAACGAAGAAATGAAAGGATGGAAAGATAAGATATGCAATTTAATTTCTTAGCGTTAATGGCGACTATATTTCTAATTTTTTTTATGTTATTCTACATGGTGACAGGATTATAAATGGGTAGCATATTAAAAAAGAAAAGACATAAAGGTCGTAGAAAAGTAGGTAGTAAGAAAAGAAGAGCTGCAAGAAGAAGAAAGAAGAGATGACAAACAAAAGAGGGGGAGCAGTTAAGTATTACGACTTTGTACATAAACACCCCCACGATTTTATTCCTATCGTGGAGGTTAAAATTAAAGACGAGGTAAAATATAAATTAGAAATCAAAAGATATATTTACTTAGAGTGCACTAGCTTAATTAAGAAAAAAGATATATTGTATGATTCACAAGGAACTGCAAAGGTTTATAAAAAAATTTTTGAGAAAATGTATTACGAAAAACAAATAAAAAAAACAAAAGAATATTTTAAGACAAGGAGCTATTGACTATGAAAATATTATTAGTATTATTATTATTGAGTGGATGTTCATACTCGTTTAAAACTTTTAAGGTTTCTTCGTCATCCCTTGAGAGTTCTGATGAGTATGAAACTGCTCAAGCTAATAGACCACTTAATTCTATTCCTGTTAATGAAGAAATATTAATAGAAGAAATGGAATCTATAGATAGGTTAGAACAAATAAAAATTGAAATGGACAAAAGATTAAAGGAGTTAAAAGATGAATAAATACTACATACAAAGAATTAGTGCCGAAACTTGTGAGGACATAATAAAAAAGTATCAACCAAAAAAACAAGAAGATATTATAATTATAAGAACTTATGATGAGCCTTTAGGATTAAGTCCTAAGTTAAGGTTTGCCATGACAGATGAAGAATACCAAAACTTTGTAAAGTTAATAGGTCAACACGGCGAGTTTGTAGATATCATAGATATTATTCTGAGAAGAAAAGAAGCCGAGCAAGTTGACAAAATGGCTGAAGAACACAATCAATAATCTAACATATGTTAGAAAACAGGAAGGTCGCCTTGACTGAGGCAGACGGAAACATTCGTAAATATTTATTAAAGTCTTTACTGACAAGAGAGTTCTATGAAAAATTTAAAAAATATAATTTAGGAAGTTTATACAATCATAATATTTATAAAACTGTAAATAGTATTTATGAGAATGATAAAGAATTAAATTATATTTCTACAGAATTTTTAGTTGATGTTTATGAAAAACATTATGGCTCTCGCATGGGACATCAACAATTATCTAGTGATAAAAAAATAATATTTGATTTAGATAAAGTAAAAGAACTAAATAACAAAACAGTTGAATACATTTTACAACTAACTTTAAAAAAAAATAAAGCAGAAGAACTTACTAAAAAAAGTTTTGCACTTGTAAATAACCCCGAAAAATATGACTTTTCTGAGATAAAAACTTTTGTAAAAAATATAAATGATGTTGAAAAAGAATACGAAAGTAAAATGGATAGGGTTGATGTCGACCCTTTACGATTAATAGAAGAGGAAGAAGAAGAGGGTAGTATTAAATTTAACATACCTAGTTTACAGAATGCAACAAAGGGTATTGGTGGTGGTAATTTTATAATTATATTTGCTAGACCAGAGGCGGGTAAATCTGCTTTTTGGATTAGTTTAGTTGCGAATAAAAATGGTTTTGCAGAGCAAGGTAAAAAATGTCATGCGTTTATTAACGAAGAACCTGCAAAAAAAACTTTTTTAAGATTAGTTTCTTGTTGGACAGGCGTACCTAAGTTTGAGATAAAAGAAAAAATAAATCAAGTAAGAGCCGAGTGGAGTACAGTTAAAGATAATGTATTTGTTTATGATTGTGTTGGTATAAACATGCATGACTTAAATAATTATTGTGATGAAAATGAAGTTGATATAGTTATCATAGACCAACTAGATAAAGTAAACATTAGAGAAAAATTTGATAAACAGCATGAGAAGTTAAAAGAAATATATAAACAAGCAAGAGAGTTAGCTAAAAGAAAAAACATTTTAGTTATCGGAGTTAGTCAAGCAAACGCAGACGCTCACAATCAACAACGAGTAGATTTTAATTGGCTAGATAATTCTAGAACAGGCAAGGCAGGAGAGGCAGATTTAATTATTGGTATTGGTAAACCAAGAGAATCAGTAGAAGAATACGAAAGACATTTATATTTATCTAAAAACAAGTTGACAGGCGACCATGCAGATATTAATTGTGAACTAGAGCATACATTATCTAGGTATTCATGATATTAATATTAGATGTAGAAACAACATTCACTGATGGTGATAACACACCTTATAATCTAAATAATAAATTAGTATCAGTTGGTATTAATAGTAAATACTTTTTCTTTTATCATCAAAGCATAGACGAATCTACACACCAAGAAACATTTAATAAGATACAAAAATTATTAGATGACGCTAAATTAATTGTAGGTCATAACTTAAAGTTTGACATGACTTGGATGTATCACTTTGGTTTTAAATATAATGGTAAGTTGTACGATACCATGTTAGCTGAGTACATAAGTTTTAGAGGACATCCTTTTAGTGGTAAGACAAGACTATCTTTATCCTTAAAAGAATGTTGTAAAAGAAGAAATCTCTCTCATAAATTCGATAGTTTAAAAAGATACATTGATAATAATTATAATGTTGATGAGATACCTATAGAACATTTAGAAGAGTATGGAAGACAAGATGTAAAAATAACTTATCAACTTTATAAAAGTCAGATAGCAGAGTACAAACAAAAATTTAAAAACTTAATTAAAATTAGGGATATGACAAATGATTTTCTTAGAGTTTTAATTGACATAGAATTAAATGGTAATTGTATTAATGTTAATAAACTAAATAATGTAGAAAAAAATCTTACCAAAGAATATTACGATTTAAAAAAAACAGTAGACAACACCGTGAAAGAAGTCATGGGTGATGGCGTATACAATCTATCTAGTGGCGAGGATTTATCTAAAATAATTTATTCTAGAAAATTACAAGATAAAAATATATGGAAAGAAATATTTAACATAGGAACTACAAATGGAAAACAAAACAAAAGAACAAGATATAAAGATTCAGAGTTTAGAGAATACATAAAAAAGTATACAGACCCTATTTATAAATTAATAGGTAGCCCCTGTTCTAAGTGTCATTCTACAGGCTATGAAAACTTACTAAAGAAGGATGGCACAAAAAGAATTAGACCCCTAAAGTGTAAGGACTGTAAGGGACAAGGAACCACATACATTGAAACTGAAGTTCCTGCAGGATTTAAATATAAACCATACTCTTTTGAGGATGCAACTATAAATGGTTTTAAGGTTGATACTCATACTTTACTTAAAATATCTGAGTTTAGTAAAGGTAAATTAAAAATATTTGCAGATAACTTAATTAAATATAGTGCAGTGGGTAAACTACTAAACACTTTTGTTCCTGCATTAAAAGATAATGTAAGGTATAACACAGGGTTATTACATCCGTCATACAATCAAACTTCTACAACCACAGGCAGACTATCTTCGTCTGAACCTAACTTTCAAAACTTACCAAGAGACGGTGGTATTAAAAGTGTAATCATATCTAGATTTGAAAACGGAAGTATCTTTGAAGTAGACTTCTCGCAGTTAGAATTTAGAACTGCAGTTTTTTTAGCACAAGATAAACAGGGAATGAAAGATATTGAGAATGGTGTAGATGTTCACCAAAATACTGCAGATATAATAGGTTGTAGTAGGCAAGATGCCAAGGCTCATACCTTTAAACCTTTATACGGTGGGATGATGGGTAATGAAAACGAAAAAAGATATTATCAAAGTTTTTTAAAAAGATATAGAGACATTGCTAAGTGGCATATAACTTTACAAGAAACTGCATACAAAACAAAAATAATATCTTTACCTAGTGGAAGAGAATATTATTTTCCAGATGTTTATAAAACAACTAATAAGTATGGCGATATTAGATACACTAAAGCCACTAAAATAAAAAATTATCCTGTTCAAGGTTTTGCTACTGCAGATATAGTTCCCATAGCTTGTCTAAATGTGTGGTCTTTGATGAAAGAAAAGAAAGTAAAAAGTTTAATTATAAATACTGTGCACGATTCTATTGTTATTGATACATATCCTGGTGAAGAAAAGGTAGTAGAATCAATAATAAAAACTGGTTGTAGTAGAGTTAAAGATTATTTACTTTTAAAATTTGATTGTGATTTTAATGTACCCCTAGATATAGAAATAAAGAAAGGCCAGAACTGGCTTGACACAAAGCAAATATAATAATAATATATAGTATTAAATAAATCTAACATATGTTAGTAAGGAACTAAAATGTCAAACGAAGTAAGCAACATAAGTAACCTATCTCCAGAGGCGGTGATGGCAATGATAGGTCAAGATTCTGCACCGACCACAACCTTAGCAACTATGAGAACAAATAGAGAGCCAGAGGATGATGACGGAAATAAACTTCCTATGGGTTCTTTTAGAATAGATAATAGTAGTGTTGGAACTATTTTTGGTAAACCGGTTTTTTTCAGACCATTATACACTGCAATGCAGTATAAAAAGTATGATGAAAATAATGAAGACAATAACTATAAATCTATTATGTTTACATCATGGACTGATGAGATACCCGATACAAATGGTACACAAAGATGTGGTAGTATTCCTAGAAAAAAAAGAGAAGGATTAAGTCAACAAGAAATAGACGAGCAAGATAAAATTAAATGCTTTAAATATGTTTGGGGACTAGCAACCATGAAAGGTGTTTCAGCCACGGGCAAAGAACTATCCATAACGGATGAGCCTGTTTTATATTCTGCATCTGGTACAAATTTTATACCTATGCAAGAAATAATACAAGGTATCAGTCAAAGAAATGAAGTGATGATTAATTGTGTTTTAGAATTTTATGATACACAAAAAGAAAAGAAAGGTTCTAACATTTGGTATGTGGCAAAGATAAAAGAATCTTTTACAAAACCACCGGCACTTACTGAAGAGCAATTAAAACATTTAAGTATGTTTAAATCTATTCGTGAAAGTGAAAATGCATATGTCATGGGTTTACATAAAGAGAAACAAAAATCCACTGAAGATGTATTAGATGATGATATAGTTGCAGAATTAGAAACAGCATGACCTTTTTAGAAGAGGTTAAATCTCTTCTTGTTGAATCTCAAAGACGGCCAATAAAGATACCTCATTTAATCCAACATCAGTTTGCTAGTGATTGTTTAGAGGCAGTAAAAAAACAATTTACGGGTAAAAGAGAATCTGAATTTAGGATTAGGATGTCTAATATTGGTCGCCCCCTTTGTCAATTACAGATGGAAAAAAAGTATGCATCTGATTCTCAAGTGGGGTACGCTTCAGATTATAACACTAAGATAAGAAATTTATATGGTGATATACTAGAGGCAGTAGTGGTTATGCTCCTTAGAACTGTAAAGGCTAAGATTGATGGTGTTCAAGGGAAGGTAAAATTAAAAACAAAATACTTTGACATCAAGGGTACTTATGATATTATTATTGACGATAAAGTCTACGATATAAAGTCATCATCTAATTTCGCATTTAAAAATAAATTTAATAAAGGATTTCAAGTCATGAGTGAAGATGACCCTTTTGGATATTTGCCTCAAGGTTATTTATATGGTAAGGCACTTAAAAAAGATTTTGGTGGTTGGATTGTAATCAACAAAGAAACAGGGGAAATGCTAGTAACAGAGCCTCCACAAGAAGACACTAAATACAAAAGAAGTGCACTTAAAAGGGCTAATAAAAATATTAAAGCATTAATGACTAATGCTCCATTTAAAAGACAGTTTGAATTAAAGAATGAAAAGTTTGGTAGGAACGAAACAGGAAATAAAGTGTTAAGCACAGTATGCACTTTTTGTAACTATAAACATAAGTGTTGGGATAACTTACAATATTTACCTCAACAACAATCTAAAGCAACTAATCCGGCATACTATTGGTACGCTGAGATTAATAACCCTAGGATGGTAGAAAGTGAAGAAAACTAAAACTGATGACGTAACTATGAAATTATTTATAACTCCTTTTGGAGAAAATAAATTTGCCTGTAGATTAGATGGGAGGTATAAACCCAACACTAATGAAAAAGAACTAGCCTTTATCGTAGCTTTAGGACTTAGACAAATATCTTTAGATGACCCCGATTTAATATATGATTTAGGAAAATCTTTATATGAAGTTCTTGAAATGGAAAGTGAGAACAATAAAGATAATATAATCTACTTAGACGAGTGGAAGAAGAAGTTACATTGAAACATAACTCAGATTTTAAATACGATTTAAAGTGGGGAAAGGTTGGCGAGAAAGTTGTTGCCGATATTGTAGAGGGTGATTCTACAGAAGTAAAATCAGAAAGAGATAAGTGGATTAAAAGTGGTAATCATTTCTGTGAGTATTTTAGTAGAGGTAAAGACAGTGGTATACTTACAACAAATGCAAAGTATTGGTCTATAAATTTTTATAAAAAGGATAGACTTTTTTTTAATATAACTCTTG